CCGCGCGAGTCAACGGTAAGGCCCAGGCCGGGCTTAGCCTCGCCAACATTGGAACCTCCCGAGGTCAGTGCGCCAACCTCACTGTCCGACTGGCAAACGAGATGGTGAGGGGGTTTGCTGAGGGTCCGCATCCAGACGTCTCACCGTGGCAGATTGGTGCGCGTGCGAAGAGGTCGACACCCGCCGTTGGCGACACTCTTCGTGCGCGCGCTATCATCTTCGATGACGGCGTTGCGGCCCTAGTTTCCTCACTTCTCTCACAACCATTTGGTGACATGCTCAAATCCTGCCCGGGTCCAATTAAGATCGGACATCGGAACGCCCAGGGCGGCGCGAGTGATGATGCCTCAGTAAGCAAGAACCATGATGTTGAGCTGGAGATCGACCATAAACGGTTTGGTTTCCGGCTTGCTGAGCCTCTTCTTGTTGACTGTTTCGGTATCATCCGCGCCTGCCTGCCTCCCGGTCCCTTCTTTGATAACTGGGTCCGGCGGGAGATGAGCCATGTCATTGTGAAGACCCTGGTCCTCCCTGGTGGATGGGTCTACAAATGGACCTTCGGCAATCCCAGTGGTCCGTGGACCAGCATCCTTGATAGTCTAGCTAACTGGCTAGCTACGTCAGGGGCCATGCTGGCTAACGGACTTACCCCCGACAACTCGAAACTTTGGGTATACGGCGACGACACGATAATCTACATCAAGCGACTCCAAGACTACGTTCCCGCTCGTGTAATCCAGAAGACCCTCAGCGATACCTATGGTATCCTTGCAGGGGAGAGTAACGTCGGGCATTTCGATTCCTACGGAGATCAGTCAGGAACAACCTTCCTGGGCTGTTGGATGAAGGACGGCTGTTTCGGCCGTCCACTCCAGAAATGGCTTCTGGTATCCGCCCTCCCTGAGCATCCGAGGCCAAGTGTAGGCGAGCAGATGGGTCGAATGGCCTATCTACCCGTTTCAGCCACATGTTCAAACTCAAACGTCGAGTACTTTAAATCCTACTTCACATTCGTCAATGATCGTCTGCCCTCCTTTGCTAGGTATGATGAGGTAGATGTTGCGCACCGCGTGACATCCCTCACGGACAATGCCCACCGGGAGTTCTCAGATGCTGGGAGCGACGTACGTGAATGGGAGGCCGGCGCAAAGACCGTCGCGGGATCACTCCGCGCCGATGCGCGTCTGGCCTTAACCGACGAAGAGATGGATGCCCAATGTATTAACTACACTATACATTGGCTCCGCAAACCGCCGCGAAGCGGACGTCCGCTCCAGTCGTCCGCGGGTTATCTGCCTAAGCAAGCCAAACGTGCGTACTCCCGCGTACGTTTATGTGCGGGCTAACAGGCATTCCGTGCTTATTTCCCCACCAACCTACCGCCGCCTCTACCTTCATAACTCC